TACCATTTACTCTTAATTTAATATCACCACTTGTACCAGATGTTATATAGATATGTTTATTTGATAAACCACCAAAAATTCTAGGATAACCATTTGTTCTGCCACCAAAACCTATTGAACCATAATTAGTAGGGTACGTTACATCCTCTCCAATTTCTACAAAACTATTTACATCTACATCACCACCAAACGTGGCATTTTGTGATTCATCAAGTGTTAGTGCTAAATTTAAAGTATCTGTTGTTGCTGTATAAAATCTTAATTTAGATGGATAGTTGTCTGTACCCCATGTTCCAGCAGCCACACCTCTAATTTCAGCACCAAAATTAAATGTTCCATTAACTGGGTCATCACCAGTAAATCTTAACCTACCTAAAGGATTGCCATCAACAATACTAGCATCATCTCTTTCTAAATGTATTATACCACCACTAGTATCTCTAACTTTCAAGCCAGTTTCATCTATCCTCATTCTTTCAGCAGTAGAAACTGCCACACCTTGTGTTACACCAGCAGCTAATTCAAATATCATTGCTGGATTTACACTAGAATCTGTATTACACTCAATTCTAAAAGAACTACCATTTTGTTCAGGAGTACCTGAAACATGGTTAAATGCAACATTAGCATTACCATAACCGTCATTATGAGTTAATGCCACACCACCACTTCCTAATCCAGCAATTATATAATTATTACTAGCTATTTTACCATTTACATCAAGTTTATAAGTGCTAGGAGTTTTACCAATACCTACTAAATTATTTGCAGCATCTACATATAATAAATTAGTATCAACAGTAAAATCATAACCATTGAAAACTTCTACACCATTTGTATTAACTGCCATTTGTGCTGTGCCATTATATTTAAAATCAATGCCTCCAGTACCATCATAAATAGTAATACCATTATTTTGTTGTTCATTATTGATTGTCCAATCATCACTTGACTGTGTAAAAGTTAAATTATCATTACCACTTGTTAAGGTTAATGTTTCTGCTTCTAAATCGCCTACAACAACATTTGCTTTAGTATATCCTGTTCCTGCTGTGTCTACAACTGTTGTAGGCTCTGTGCTAGTTCCTATAAAGAATTTCCATTTATCATCGTCAGCATCGTTAAATATGCCTTTATATTTAGTTACTGATGACTCTACATATTTACCAAAAAAACCTATATCAAGCGTATTATCTGTATTGTTTCTTGCTAGCTTTATTAATGGGTCTTCTGTAGCTAAATCTTCTACATCTAAATATGTAAGAGTACCAGATACTGTAAGATTACCACCTACATTTAAATTACCACCTATCTTGGCATTAGAATTTACATGAAGATCAAAACCTAGTGTTGGTGTTACACCAATACCAATTTGTGTTGTAGATACAAAAAAGGGAGAGTTATTACCAAAACCATCAGTCAGTCTCTTTGCTGATGTAGTTATATTTCCGTTGTCGTTAAACTTAACAAGTGATTGATAAGTTTCTTTTATTTTATTATTAGTGAGTGAAGCCATTACTTTTTAATCTTTTTATCGTTTACCTTTTTCAGATAAGTTAGTAACTTCTCTTTATTAACCTCTTTAGGTTTGTATGTCTTTTTTACAGTTGCCATCCATGAAATCCTGTGTCTTTATCAGGATATATATCTTCATTGTTGTTACTATAATATTCGCTAAATTTTGTTGATGCGTGAAAGCTCATATAATCAATAAACCTTTGTGCATAATACTCAGCATAATCTCTTTCTTTTTGTATCAAATAATCAATCTCTTCTTTACTTGCTTGTGAGCTGTTTTCTGAGTTGTGCTTAAATACACCTCCGTTTGATATAGAATACGCAGCAAATGGCAAGTATTCAATCATAGCAAAATGAATTAACATAGGTTGTATGTAATCATTTACTAAACTTAAATAATCGCCAGATAATGTACCTGCAATTATATCGGCACTTATTTTATCATATAAATCTGTACCTAAATAATTTTGCACATGAATCTCTTGTGCCAAATGAATGAACTGAATAAATTTATCAGTATCCACATTAGCACTCAATGCTGTATTCTTAACAATGTCTGACCTTTTTATAAATAGTGCTGTTGCCATTATTCTTCAATATTTTCTGGTTGTTCAACTTCTTGTTCTGGTTCTTGATCCTCTTTTTTTATACCTGTTTCTTTTTCTACTTCAGCATCTGTAATTGCATTAGTTAAATCAGTAAATTCAAGAGGTTGTAGGGTTTTAAAGTATATATCTAAATCAATACCATTAAAATCTAATATCTTTTCTAACTCATCAAGTATTGTTACTTGCATTGGTCTAATCACAGTATTATCCATAAGTATTGAAGCAGTTTGTAACTCTTCTGCATTATTTCCAAGACCTGTAGTATCCTTTATGCCTACTAACATAGGAGATACAATTCTGTGTGATACCATTACTTTTCTCATTGACTCATCAGATAAAAATTTATATTGTTCATGAGCATCAGAAAGTATGACAGGTTCTATAGAAGCTGCAAGGTCTTTGCTATCATTAAATGCCAATATAAATCTACCAGCATTAGACGATCCACTAAACTTTTCTTGTATACTTCTTTCAATAAGTTCTCTTTGTTCCTCCGTAGGTACTCCGTTATTAAAGTTAATAAGCATACTTGGAGCAAGACCATTCTGAATATTATTGATATGATAATTTGCTATCTCTTCTTCAAGTTCTGCATATTGTAAACCTCCTTGATAATCTACTGGAGAATAGTAATAAAATCCTGCTCTATAAGGTTTAATATAAAGTATTTCTAATCCTGAGTTACTTGTACCAAATGCAGGTATTCTTTTTGGCACTTTACTACCTTTTATTTCAGACCAGTCGTTAGCATAGTAATAAGCGTTGATTACGCCCTTTTTATCTGCCTTCTCTGCCCTTAACTTCTCTACAGGTATATGTTCTACTTGCACAATCTTAGATCGGTCCTTAGAATAGATTATTTGAAGCGAAGCTTGACCCATCATTTTATAGTCATAGCAAGTCTTCTTCATGCAATCTTTTTTGAATAACTCTTTCAGTTCTTCATACTCTTTTGGTTTATCTTTACTGTCTACAGCATCTAATCCTTTACCATAAACCATTTCTGCTATTCCGTTGATCGCAGCATTGTTTGTAGGGCTTCCGTTATATCTATCTATTAGATATTGGAAATAATTATTGTCATCTCCGTATTCAATCCATTCTTGATTATATCTTTCATTAATCTCAGGTCTTGTATAGGAGGAAAGATTTACAACATGGATTTTACCTTGTTGCACTTCTAGTTTCGGTTGTTGAGCTGTTAATTTTCTTCTACTAGCTCTATTGCTTTTTTTTGTCATATTATTACAAAGTCATTATCGTATGAGTCTTCTGTTGTATAATCTCCAGAGTGTACGTCAAATACGTTATAATCCGTTTGGTCAGTACAAAATATACTTCCTCTATATATTACTGTATCACCATCTTTTACTATATACGAATAAAATCTATTGGCAACTAATCCAAATGTGCCAGTAATAGACATATATCCGTTTGAATTACTTACTGTAACAGAAACTGTACTTGTAGTACGTTTAGATTTATCAGTAAGTTCAAATGTAACAGAGCTCGGTGTGCTTCTAGGAATTACCTTAAAAGTTTGAGCATCTGTAGATGTTGTTAATATTGTCATATATAAATAATAAAGTTATACAAAATTGTTTGCATAAAAAAAGGGATACATAAAGCATCCCTCTTTTATCTACAAAGTATATCTAATTATTATTCATTACTTCCTGCTGTAATCGAGCTAAATCCAGCGTTTGTAAGCTGTGTAGAAGCAGATTCAGTATCAGTAGTTCTTTCAATAAAATTTGCAGGTACTTTTTCCATTCCAGTAAATGTTAAAGTATACCCACTTAAATCACCCATAGCAGCACCAGTTACTATTGTACCTCCAGATACTTCAGCACCATGCTCTAATCCCATTACAAATAAATTAAGGTTATAGTCCTCAACAATAATATGAGGTCTTCCATAAGACATTAATTTTAATTCTTTATTATCTTCCTTAGTTAATTTATGTAATGTTAAATTTAGTGTTTGCTCGAAGAATGTAGTACCGTTTTCTCTTGACGAAGTAATGTTTTGCTCAAATGATGAGTTACCTTTTACATCATATTGTCTACAAGTAAGCGTTGATCCTAATGTGTCAATTACATCAGTATCTGTTACATAAGAAATAGATGAAAAATCACCAAAATCTACAAAGTAAACAGCTTTAATACCGCCTACTACGTCTTTACAAGGTTCTTTTCTTCCTAATGTTAAATCACAAGCCATAATATTTATTTTTTAATAAAAAAGGGCAGGTAGTCTATACCACCTACCCCTTTTGTGTTATACAATTATTTAGTTATTAAGCTAAAGTTAATAATACTAATTCTGAACCGATTCCATACTGAATACCAGATGTAAATCTCATAACGACTCTCACATTTTGAGAACCATCAAGATCAGCCATATCTAATACTTTTACTTCATTGTGGTCAGCTAAAAGACCAGTACCAAAGTATAAGTTAGATTTTTGTCCTGCAACGATATGATCTGAAGGCATACCTGAAGTATAAACAACTTCGATTCCTTCAAATGATAATGAAGCATTGTTATTCCACCATTGGTTTCCTTCAGCTTTGTAACCAGCAGCACCTAGTCCATTAGCACCATATCCTCCTAAGTGTCTGATATATGCTTGCCAAGCTGCAGGTGGAACATAGATTTTTAAATCTTCTTTTCCATAAATTGCGTTAGGAATTGAGTCTACAACATTGCTTAATAAAGTAACAATGTTAGATGAAGTGAATGAAGTTTCAGAACCATTAGCAGCGTCATTTACGTCAGAATCAGCAGCCATTAAAACTGTAAATCCGTCAAACTCACCTGCGTTAGCGTTCACACCACCCCAGATATTTTGTTCTGTTTTTTCTGCAACTAAACCTGCAACGTGTCCGATTAAGAAATCAGAGAATTTTGGAGGTAAGTTGTCATACGCTGAGTATCCCATTTGGATAGCTTCCCAGTCGCTTCTAAAGTCCTTTTTACAAAGCTCAAGGTTTACTTGAAACTCTTCTGGTTGAAGGATTCTTTCTGTTAAAGTTACAGTAGCAGTATCAGAAAAATCACAAGTAGCATCCTTAATTACGTTAGAATCAGTTGCAACTTTTTTGATTACTTCTTTGAACTTTACGTTTGGTTTGATCTCGATGTTACCTTTATTTAAAGTATCACCAGATAATAATGCAGCCGAAATATAATCACCAGCGAATTCCCCTGCATAAGTAGTAGTAATTGATGTAGATGTAGCCATTTTTGTCTATTTATTTATCTATTAATGTTAAAAATTTGATTCAATACTCTATCTTTTGTACTGAATTGTCTGTTTTGCGAGTAAAGAACTTTTTTTCTAGGTTGTTCTTCAGTACCTTGATTGATTGGCTCTGCAGCAGGCTCTTTAGAAAGCTCTTCTATTTGTTTGCTCATAGAAACTTTTTCTTCTTGATAACCTAAGCTCATTTCGTCAATCTTATCCATAATTGATTTGATTTTCATATCAAATTCTTCTCTTGAAACGTACTTGTCTTCGTTCATTTCAATCTCTTCAGAAACTTCCTCTACAGGAGCTTCTTCTTGTAGTTCTTCAGCTTCTACCTCATCAGATGAAAGTTCTTCAGCTACTACTTCTTCTTGGCAAGCAAGTTCAGTAAGTTCTTGAGACATTTCTTCTTCTTCAGTAAGCTGTTCAGAAAGCTGAACTTCTTCTTCTTTAAGCTCAACTTCTTTAACGTCATCTTTTTTAATAAGAGATAATTTCTCCATGATGTCGTTTAGAATTGATGTAGCTTTTTGTTTTTCCATAAATTAAGTATTATAAAATTAATTTTACTAACAAAGTAATTAAATAAAAAAAGGTTGTTAGATTTTGCCTATTCCCTGTGATCTTAAAGTGCCATCACAACACTTTCTGGAATATGTTTTTCCATCTTTACACAGACAACCTCTTCTTCCGTTCTTTGGCACATTCCTGCCTAATGTTTCATTTGTCTTTTTCATAATTATTTTTTAGGTACACAATTAGGAACTAATCTTCCGTTTTTAGTTTTCATACCGATTTGCTCATATCCTGCTTGACATGGATCATCATCGTTCAAGTCTAGTTCTCCTAATTCTCTTAGTTTACCTCTTGACCAGTTTAAGCCTGCTTTACCACCCCATAATAAATATGATATAGTTCCACACGCTTTAGTATCATTGGCATCATAATAAGTTTCTGCTCGACTTAAATATGAATACATTCTCTTAATCGTAGACACACTCAATTTCTCACCTCTTGACAATTGCTGAGCTCTTATTTTCCCCACGCTTGTTGCACATTTATTGTTTACTTTTTTATTTAGTTCAATACCTCTTTTGGCATTATTTCTAACACCACTTCCGTAATCACCATAAGTTTTTAATTCATACTTATTGTCTAATATTGAATTAGCTATTTCTAATAGTATTTCTCTAGCTTCATCTTCGTCTTCTACATCATTTATAGCAGACATTTCTAATTTATCTTTAAAATATCCTTCAATACTAAATCCTTTTACCAATCCTGTTTTTACATAATTTTTCCAAACATCATCATTATTTACTTTCATTGATACCATCCAAGTACCTACAGGTAAATCCATATCATACTTTCTTGATTTATCATGCACCTCATCTTCTATAATCCAAGATTCAACTACAGATAATCCATGTAATTCAGCTTGATGCTCTAATGTAGATTTGTTTTGATTACCCCTCATTAAGAATAATTGTGATGCTTGTCTTACAGTATCCTTTGAGAAATATATATAATATTCTTCTTCACCATCTCTTCTGTATATATTCTTGTCTGGAACTAATGCAGCACCCATAAGTATTCTTTTCTCTTCATCTACTTGTGCAAGTTTTATTTCGTGCTGTTTTGATAAAGCGATAAAGTTCTCTTCTATTGCAGGTTGATCTACAATAGATATGGCTTCTATGCCAGATAATAATTGTTCTTCGTCTATTAATAATTCTACTATTTTCATATTAACGTATTTATATAATTAATCTAATCTTGCTCCTGCTGTTATACTTCTTTCTAATTCTTGTGCACTAGAAATATCTCCACTTACTACATAAGCTCTTATTGGCTGACCAAATCTAGCACCTATAACTTGACCTAATTGATTTACTCCTCCTTGCCCTACTACATTAAAGTCAGGTGCTGCAACATTAATTGGACCTGTTCCTCCTGTAACTGCTGATGTTTCTTTCATTGCAGGCGTTTTTACAGACATAATTGATTTTACGTTTGCTAAACCTTGTACTACAGCAGCAGCATATGCAATTTTTGCTCTTATTGGTGAATCAGGAGTTAATTGCATTTGACTCTCATAAGCTTTTTGTGCTGATGAATATGTAGAAATCATTGTTCCTGCAACAGCCAATGCTTTACCTACTCCAGTAGATTGACCAGCAATTTGTGAAGCAGCCATTAATCCTTTTCCTACATTATCTAAAGCTTGTAGTTTTGATTTAGTTTCTAACTCATCTATTTTTTCTTTAGCTTTTTGATTATCTTCTGCATTTTTTAATCTTACTGCACCATAATAAGCTTCAATATCTGTTACTGCTTTTTCTTTTTCTTCTGTTGTAAGCTTTAATTTATCTAAAGACAATATAGCAAGCTCTTCTTCTTTATCTATTCTAGCAAGTTGTTTTTGTTCAAGTATCTCTAATTCATCTAAAGTTTCTGGGTCTTCTGCAATGTCCTCTTCTATTTTTAACTTGCCTAATTGATATTTGTCTCTTATTTTTTGTAATGCTCTTTGTTTTTTTTCCTCTTCTGCTAGCTCTTCGTCTCTAAACTTTTTTCTTACACCAGCAATTTCTGCATCTCTAGCTTTCTCTAAAAACACAGTACTAAAATTAAAATCCTCAGCAAGCTTAATAAACTTAAAATATTTATCTCTAACTTGATTTACCTCTACTTGTTCCTGAGATAATAAACTATCAAAATAGTTTTGCTCTAATTCTTCTTGTTTTGCTAAAAACTTATTAAGCTCATCAAACTCTTTGTCATATTTGTTTTTAAGACCTTTTGTTTCATCTTCTTTTCCTCCTAAGAATGATGTATCTGTAAGTTCTCTAATTTTATCTAATATTTTATCAGATTCTTCTACAACAGATTTACTTCTTTTTTCAAAAGATGAAATATAATCTTCATTAGATTTTTCTACTAATTTCTGATTTCTTCCCGTTAAATCTGTTTGTATTTTTTGAGTTGTATCTTCTTCTTTGGCAAAATCTTTAATAGCTTCTAATCTTTCTTTATCATCTTCTATAGATTTTATAATATCAACCCTTCTTCTTTTAGACAATATTTCAACATTGTCTTGAACCAATTTATCTATTTTTATTCTTGATGCTTGTGCTATAGCATATTCATTTATTTTTTCTCTTACAATATCTAAATTTTCACCATACTCAAAATCTTCTTTTTTTAAATCAGGAATAATCTTTATCAATTCATTTATTATGTTTTTTCTCTCTTGTTCTGTTGTATTAACATCTTCTATTAGACTAACGTACTCTTGTGCTATAACCATATTAGAGTCAAGCTCTCTTAAAGCACTAGATAACTCTTCATTAGATTTTGCAGCTTTTTTAGCTGCTTCATCCATTCCAGTAAAGAAGTCTATTATTTTAGGACCGAATGATATTAATAATTGAACACCAATTAATATACCACCCATACCCCATAATGATTTTCCTAACTCTTTAAAAGATGCAATAACTCCATCATTGGTTTCAACAAAACTACTGAACAAGGTAACTATTTGACCTAAGTTGTTCGCCATTGCTGTAAAACCATAAGAAGCATCTGATGCCAAACGACCAGTTTCTAATAAAATTGCGTTGTTTAATCCAGATTGTGCTCTACCTTGTTTTTGTGCTGCAACAACATTCATTTCTGCTGCTGCTTGTGCCTTCAGCTCATTTATTAAATTTTTCTTTTGTATAGCAGATTTTTCGTCATTTATGATCTGTTGCCTTTGCTCTTTGTTAAGTATTAAAACTTTACTAGATAAGCCTTCTATAGCATCACCTGTTTTTTTAGCTTTTTGACTTGCTTTGTCATTTAAAATGACTTGTATTAATACTTTTTTAGTTGCCATGTTTTAATCTTTTTAGTTGTTCTTTCAATTGTTTAAAATCTTTCACACCAGAATATTTGCCTTTAGCAATCTCTATGTTTTCGCTGATACCATACCAGTTATCTGCATTAAGTAAATCAAGTATATTTTTTATCATAATTTTTTATTTTATCCTCCTTGATTACAAGTTAATGGATATTGTGTTAGTTCATCATATTCTGACTCCCAAAAACCTTGTGCTCTTAAAGAAGGTGTTGTGGGTGTGTATCCGTCTGCTGTCCAAGTATCATAATTAGTTCCGTTACTGTATTTACCAGTTGGAGCAAAGATTGTTAGTGATTTATTAGCATATATTTTACCTATAGTTTCTGATCCAAATGTAATTGTTGGCACATCTGAATAAACTGTAACTAATGTTCCAGAACCACAATTATTGCTAGTAAAATCATATCGTAATTGTATTTCATAATATGTCGGAGGTAAAACATTAAGCAATTCTAATTTACTTTTCTCAGACATAAAATTAGTTTGTATTTGGTTTATAATATATTCTTCATCGTTTATAATTAACTTATCATTTAATCTATGATTTATCAAAATCTCTTGAGATAAATGTGCAGTTAATTTGTGTATCTTTTTTCTCTTGTCAAATAAATCTCTTATATAATTACTATAGAAGTTTCTAAACAGAGAATTAGTATTTCCATTATAATCTGTCAATGTCCACTCATCAACTTCATTATCAAAGTTTATTGTATATTCTGGAAATATATTTACGTTACCACTATAAGAATTATTATAGTTATATAATATCTGACTTTCTCCAGAAGTATTTGTGTTACTTGGTCTCCAATATCTAGTTACGTTGTTGGGTGGGTAATTTGGTACATTGTCCACATCTATCCAGTTTATGTATTGTGTTGATCCAGCCATAAGCTCTCTAATTCCATAAAATAATAATGGATTAGTTAGTACAGGATCATAATTACCTTTTGCTGGATATTCATCTATATCACTATCAAATTTACCATCTGCTGCATATCCCCATAATATCTCAGTTATATCACCATTATTATCATCAAATAACCTTTCATATTTCATGTGTTCAAATGGCAACTCAACTTCATAAGTTTCTCCAGAGTCTATTGAAGACAATGTAAATTTTTCGTCTCCAAACGTATCATTAAACTGTTCTTTGTGTTCTTGTGCTATAAGTGTCTTTGGTTCTTTGTATTTAAACTCAATAGTTTTATAAGTTACAGGAGCTTCAATAACACTTTCAGTTACATCAACATATTTAGTTATATTATAACTGCCACCAGAAATATTTTCTGAAGCATCTTGATAAAAGTCATCTAATGTTTCTACCCTTACTTTACCAAAATTAACATCAGCATAGTCATCTATATAATATGCTGTTAGGTTAAACATTTTAAATATGCCAGTTAAAAAATCTATGACTTTCATTTTTGGCATATGTTCTTTTACAATTATTTGATCTAGCGTGTTTATTTCTGCTGCTGGGCTTGTAACATATACTGCGTTTTTAGTATTTGTAGCTGTTTGATTAGGACCATTATCATATTCTTTATAATCTAAAGTTAATGTGGGTGTAAAATATAAAGTAGACTCTGCAGTAACTGTCCAAGTTATATTATAATTTGTTGGGTCTATAGCTTCTACAGGTCTTATGTACCAATTTAATGTTTGATCGTCAGTTACATCTCTAAACTCTGCAAGTATAGTATCGGAAATAGAATCATAAGCTTTTATACTGTATTTTACATCAGTATAACCTGTTTTAACATCTATCGCTAGACTAAACTGATACTCTTCTCTTTCTTCTCCAACAATATCGAATTCCCAATTTGTATCTCCTACATCAAAATATGTATCGCCTGATGATTTTACAAGATCTCCTATGATAACACTTTGTGAACCTTCCGTTGTTATACCTCCTTTATTTCTATGTAACCACATATATAAATTAGAAAAAGCATCTGATGTAAAAAAATCTCCTACAAAATCTATAGAATATTTGCTTTCTATTGCTTCTATAATTTCGCTACAAAGAATTGCAGGTTTTAAATCAACATATGATAAACCTCTTTTAAATTGTGTATTATCATAATATAAATTACCATCATACTGTATCTTTTCATAAATCTGATAACTTTCACCAGAATCAAAAATATCTTCACTCAATGATAATTGATTTGATGAATCAAATTGAGTAACTAAAGCTGAAGTATTGTTTGATGTGTTTACAACATAATAACCAATTGCAACTCCTGTAAAATTAGTAGTATTATCAATAAGTTTACTAGAATCTTGACTTGTAGTTGTTCCTGATTTTGTATAGCTTTCAGAATCAAAGTATAATCTTTTTGTGTGTGTTATAAGTGGATATATTATAGAATAGTTAGTTGAGTTTAAACTTAGTCCTTGTTGAAATCCTAAATAAACATTACCAGCGTTATAAGCGTGATTATAATTATCAAGATAATCTAATTGCTGTAATTCATCATCTTTCATTAAATCTTTTAGGTTTACTGTGTTTCCATAAAACACAATACTATATGAGAATGGCACACCATTTTTTAATACAACCTTCTTTAATTGTATCTTTCCTCTTTTAAATGGTGTATAATCTACTTCTAGTATAGCATCCTTTTTTATTCTATAATCAAAACCATCTTGCACATTAGCATTATACCAATGTTGTAATATTTTATTGTTTTCTTTAGAAGCTGGTATATTAAATGATTGGGTGAAATCTGTAAATATTTTCTCAGGTTCTTTTACATCTTGTATTTTAGATGTAATGCTAATTGTTTCATCGCTAAACATTTCTGCTTGCTGATAAACATTGTCTTTATCTTTTATATATAATACAACTTGTCTCACTATATAATATTATTTATTTTATCAAACGCATAGTTAAATGATATTGTATAACTAATCAGTTTGTCATTAACTGACTTCTTAAATTGTAATGTATTTGATCTAAGGTTTATTGGTAAAGTGCTTGTTCCATCGTATATCCAAACTTGCTCTGATAATAACATTTGTCTTACCACTTCATTATGAGATTCATCATAAAAACCAGAGTTAATTGTAATAGATTCTTTACCATTGGCAATAAACTTTTTCTCTTGATGTTTAGTTAATGTATAGCTAGGATTACCACCATTATTATCAAAGTCAATCATATTGTTCTTGAATGTCTCTGATTTAATATTTATATCTGTCATTGACTTTTTGAAGAACCACATATTCTGTAATGCACCATATTTATTATAGAATATTATACTTAGTGGAGTAAACTTACATTCGTTTACTTTTTCTAAGTTTATTGTAATATCGCTATAAGATGAGTTATCGCTTGATAGTGTTACAGTAGCATTAGATGCCAAATCTTCAGTTCCTGTTATAAGAAGATATTGTATTTTTTGATCTGTGTTTCCATTATCTGTTATTGTATAAGAACCAGAACCAGCACTCCATGTTTGATCGTAAGTTTCCCAAAAGTTATCGGCACTATCCCAATATACATCAGGGATGCCAGAAGAAGGCGATATGGTTGCAGTAATCGTTTCAGCTTCTGCATATATGGGTATTTTTATATCATCTCCATCGTTATAATAAATTGTTGTATTGTCTTGCAATAACATAGGGGTATCATATTCTGTAGTTCTTGGATTTATGCCATCTTCATAATATCCATATCCGTCAATTGCTAAGTAAGGTTCAGTTGTATTAGATATGCTAGTGCCAGATGAATTGTATATAGTGATTACTGCTTGTATCCATAAAGCATCTGTAGCGTAATCATTATATTCCGTTTCCATATAATCTCTTATAAGTTTACTTAATTCAAATGTAACATATGTATTACTCCCTATAGCTTCTTTCTTTAGTGTGTATTTTTTGTTTGCTGCAACTAGAGAACTGGAATATGTGCCAGTAAAAATGTATAACTCTAGTCTTGCAGATGCTAAAGAAGCATTAGTTACTTTTTTATAGAATGGACTTCTTGTGTTAATTATTGTGGACATTATTCTACTATTTTTGTTTCTATCGTATATTTATCTTTATCTTTCTTTTTGAAACCTGCTTTTAAAAGTACATTCTCTAAATCTTCAATAATGTCTTTTACTACAGGATCATAAATATTATCTAACTGCTTAAATTCTTTTTTAACTAAATCGGTCAAAAAACCTGTTCTTTTTATACCTCTTATACTTAATGATTTCTGTATAGCGTAAGCAATTCGTTTTACTTTCTTTAAATCATTTAAACTAACTGTATTTCCATTTATATCTTGTAATGTTCTATTTTTTGATACAAGCCAGTTTACTAATTTATTCACAGGTGGTGTTGATTTTTTTGTTCCTTCATCTACATATTCTCCATATTCATTTCCTGTAATATTATAAGTATAAACAACACCATCTTCTTTTTTACCTCTTAACTTTAAACTTTCTTTTAAACTTCCACTCGCATCAATAGGTCCAACTATATTTCCAGTTTTATAATTTCTTGATCTGTCTTTTCTTTCTATTTCAGCATAAGCTAATTTTAGTAAAGTCTTAGCATACTGTCTTAAATATTTTTTAGTATTTGTTAGTTTTAAACTCATTAGCAAGGAGATTGTCCGTTAGCGTTAATATCTGATATTTCATTATTTGGTACAGTTATACTTATATCAAGTGTCCAACCAGCAAGTAAGTTTTCAAATCTGTCTTCAAACATATTAGCAGTATAATCTGCATCTATTTGATATAATTGACTAAACAATTGTCCTCTTCTTAACGCAGACTGTAAGCCATTAATTACAACAAATTGTGTGTTTAGCACATCTTGTTTGTTATTTATATCGTGAAAGTAGTTGTCTAAGTCTTTTCTATCTTCTTTTGTTTCATTTACAATATCCATACATATTATTTGTAAATTAAATACAACAACATGATCTTGGAATGTGCAACTATTCACAACTATATGTGATAAAGGAAATATTGTTTGCTTAGATAAATCTACTTCAAATATATCTCCAAATGTAACTGTATTCACACTTGTATTTCCTTGTAAGTATGTTTTTAGTTTGTCTAGTATGTCGTAAAAACTTGTCATCTTTTATATGCTTTCTTTAGTTCTTTTTGTTCTATTTCTATTTTTTCTTTTTCAAATGCCAAATAATTTAAACACTCATAGAGTGGAAGCTCGGTAACTGTATTGAAATGTCTGACATCTCCCTTAGCGAGTGCATAAATTGATTGATACCACCCCCACTTTTTTGCAAATGCTTGTCTAGCGTCTGCATATCCTCTTTCTTCAGGTTCTGTTCCAAATATTTCGGTATAGCTTTCAGTAAGTCCTTTCCTAAATTGTAAAAAAAAAGCATCGAACTCATTACTACATCTAACGGCATCTCTTTCATCAACTCTTGTATTTCTTCATTTACCTTGTATGGCGAAATCCCATATTTATCTTTTGACTTAAAATTAACTGGTCTGTATAATACAGCCATTGCTTTATGTATTTTTTGCCAATCAGAAATGTTATTTTCTATATCTACATATTCACCTAAACTTATATCATCTAGTTTTGGCACAAACCCCATATCTACATCTAATAACATAAACCTATTTATCAATTTAGGTTTTTCGCTAAACGCTTGATTTAATATATCTAATATCTTTCCGTATTCAGTATAAGGTATTTCAGAAACATCTTTTAATGATATGTTGCAAAATATCTCAACAAGCTTCATATTTAAAAAGTTTGTTAATTCTTCTGTTTGTTCTTGATCTTCGTGTGCGTTAAGTATTTTCATATACTTTTGATATTGCCACAGCTTGATGTCTGCAAGGCTAGTTGGCACTTCAAGTTCTATAGTTTTTCTTGCCATATAATAAATTAATAAATTATCTTTTTTTTGTATCTCAATACTCCAAGTGAATATTTGTCATGTAGAATATGTATTATTTATGTATGTAACATATATGTATTACACGATGTATATAATACACTATGTATTATATTACACCATGTATTATATACACTATGTATTATATATATAATATATATGTTATGACTATTTGACACTTGGATTATATTTCTTATAGTAGTGAACATATAATTCATATATTTTTTCACTCCATTCTTTTTTGCCATAAGTAACAGGACTTCTAATGATCTCATCATTGTCATTTACTTCAACATAGTATTCTTTATCATTCTTTGGCACAGCATATATCTTGATTCCTTTGTTTACACAAAATGCAATCGCATTAATTGAATGTGCCAGATTAGTATAGTATAAAGTAGAAATCTTTTTACCCATTAGATTCATAAAGGTATTGAATTCATAAAGAACTAACAAATGTCATGTGGAAACCATAGTATGTGTAGAGAGTAAGTTCCTTACACCATCCGAGTCTGTTTTCGGCATACTCAACAAAACAACACAATAAAAATCAAATACAAACAAAAATAAAACGTTTTTAAGCGTTTTTGTGTGCTTTCTGGTGTGTTACCATTAAATTAAATTTATAATGCGTTAAAAGTGCTTTAAATTGCTTCTGTGGGTGTCTCTTGCGTGAGAATTGAATAGAAAATAAAAAAATTTAGTTTAATTAATCTTTTATATCTGATAATCAACCAATTAACATAATGCAAAAAAAAAGAGAGATTAAAAAACCTCTCTTAATTATTAATAAACTTTAATTAATTTTTAATTGTCAATACCAATTTAAATTATTGTCTTTTAATTCGCCTTTGCAATATTTAACGGCTTCAGTTAGTGTTAGGGTTGCCGTATCCCATCCGTCAGTAAATCGATTAATTTCCCATTCATATTGTGAATTTCTTATTAATGTCTTTGTGCTTCTTAAAATGCCATTACCGAAAATAATGTCTTTATGTTCGCCAATTTTCATGGTGTTAATTTGTGTCAAAGGATCTTGAAGCTTTCTCTGTTGTTTTAATGTTTTCATGCTTGTAAGTTTAATGTTAATGTTGTATAATATTTTTCGGCTCTTAAAAATATGCTCATGGTATCACAGGACTTTGCTCCAAATTTAGACATTAAATTTACTTTAATATCATTATTTGAAAGAGTGCAACCACCAAAAACAGTTTTAAAACCCCACCATTTTTTGTATAAAGTATTTATTGCATTGTACCAAATTTCGGGCTTTCTTGCTTTGTGCAATTTGCTTTCTAAATATTTTGCTTTATCATAAACAAAATCCGTTTCAATTTGTGTAATTCTGTGGACTTGTATTCCTTTTTCCTGTGCTTGCCAAATTAACAAATTGATATGTTGTGATGTAGTAACCGAGTAACCAATATCGTTTACAATTAAAATATTGTCATCAATAAATTTTCCGAGTATATAGTGATATCCGTAAGAATATATCCTATCATATTCAAAAAATAAACTGTTAACTTGTCCGTGTGTTTTTTCTTGTTGTAAGTATGTTTTAATTAATTCTTTATTTGTTTTCATTGTCTTATTATATTATAGTTAAAATGCGAATTATTAAAAAATTTGTCATCCTTTAATCTTCTTTCTGTTTCAATAGCTGAGTTTCTGTCTATGTTGTACTCCTGTATTGTTATTTCATGCCTTGTTGATTTGTCTGTTTCAAATCTGTAAGGGGATAAAGTAGAGGAAAAATAAACCCCTCTTTGCTTCTGTTCCTTTAATAATGGTAAATAGATTTTTTTCATGTTAATAGTTTTTAAAGTTCGATACTGAAAAAGATAGTAAATACAAAAGCACTTAAATAAATAAATAGCTTTATAAATCTATCGCTTAAAATAATTTTTGTAAATAGGTTTTTTAATGTTTTCATGTTTTAACAATTTTGGGTTAATTCGTAATGAGTGTAATTTTTTATTTTCTTATTATTTACTAATGAGCAAATAATTTCTGCAGTAAATAAATCTTTAAAATCAGGGTTTGTGTCAAAAGTGTTTACAAGTATTCTTGTATAACCTTTTACAAATTTACCTTCAATAAAATCTTTATATTTTTCGCTAAAAATGTCAAAATATACTTTATCATTTTTTATATATCTCTGTATATAATAATTATTAATAAGGTGTTGAATAAAATCTTGTTTTGTTTTCATGTTATTGATTTTAAATTAATGATACAGGAAAAATGTTTGTTGTAAACGTGCCTGTCATATTTGGCTCATGTTTCACTCTTTTTGAATTAAAGTTAACTTCTATAACTTGCCAAATGTCAGAATGGATGTTGGCAAATTCGTTAGCCGTTTCGTAATCTTCAAATTTTAAAGGTTCAATTTTACCCGTTTCTCTGTTTAAACACTCATGTATTTTTAACTTGTTTTCTTCGAGTATTAGAAAAATTTTTGTTTGTGTTTCCATGTTTTAATAGTTTTAATTATTCAAATATATACAATTCCACATGACAAAACAAGCATTTGCAATAAAAAAACTAATTTTTTTACTCTACCTCTGTAAAATAATATTAAATATTTTTTTTATATGTTTGTTTGTTGGTGTGGTCTGTTTTGAGTGAATGCCAAAAGAAAACCCCCATCGAATTGCTATTGAATTGACAGGGGTAAAACCAACATGAAATTAAGTATTAAATTTATGTATTAAATTTATAATATCATAATTATTCCTCTATTAAATTTATTTGTATTGAACTCCCATTTCTACAAGCAGACACTTCAAAATCTAAGTGGTGCATTGAATTGTCATTGGGATTCCAAACAAACATTCTATCTCTTGCCATGCCAATTAAATCTATTAGATCATCGTTTGACAAGGTGCTATATAATTCACAAAGGGCTTGATGTCTTGTTTTTGTTTCTTCTTTTGTTTTCATTGTATTAAGTTTAAGTTTTAAATTTATTTTTATTGTGTCTCTTAAATTCAAATTTATGTCGTTCTGAATTCATAATGGTTACTAAGTATTTTTTATGACACATAACAGTTACGACTTTGTTTATTTTATCCCATTTAAATCTATGTATCATAAAGTTTGCTATCCATATCATTGAATTATCATAATCAACAAAAAGCTTTGCTCTCTTTGTAGCTTTACGAATACTTTTAAACTTAAAGATTACTAATTCTCTTACAAATTTGTGTTGCATTGTTTTGTTATTAAATTCATATATTCGATGTTTCGATTTCTTCTATATTGTTTTATAGTCCACTCAACACTACGATCAGTATTGAATTCTTTGATATACTCATCACTATTAAATTCTTTAATATGAAAAGTATATTTATACATTTTGCTTTCTGTACTCATGCTCTAAATTAGTATGGTAAACCTCAAGTTTAGCTTCTAATTCTTGAATTCGTTTTTCATATTCTACATTCTTTTCTGTGGCATTATGCAGAAGTTGTCTAAGGTGGTTTATTTCCACTCTTACAATATCAGGAGTTCGTGTCATCTATTTGTGTTTTACTATTTAAAAATTCTATTGTGCCAAAGATAAAATCTTCTTTAGCTTGTTTACTTTCAAAACTGCTTGGTACTCTTAACCAATACTGAGTTTTGTCTGTCGTAAAAAACGACTTTAATATTTCGCCAAGTGTTCTCATATTCTTTGTTGTCTACGTTCAAATTCATATCGTAAAGCTCTTAGATAATCTAAGTCTCTTCTTGAGTAACTACAATACTTAATTGTATCCTCAGCTTCAATTAGATGATCCATTAAATCACCCAATTCCATTTCTTTTAATTCATCTGTTGTTTTCATATTATATAATTATTATTTTGTTCACAATTTGGGCATTGAAAATCGTTTCTGTCAATAGTCCAATAATAACATCCACAATCAAAACATTCAAATTTCTCTTTCATCACATTCTTAATTTAATTTGATTATATACTTTGTTTGCTATGTCTTCATATTCTTCTGCTTCTAACTCATGCCCAAAATCTTCAAATATTCTCGGCATAATCATTTGCTCAGACATATAATCTATAATACCCTCAGCAAGTTCTATTATTTTTTCTCTTTGTTTCATGATATTTGTATTATTTCATTTTCAGGATTAATTTCTTTATTGTCAATACTCTTTAAATACCACAATACATCAGATAATTTTATTAAATTAAAATCAGAAAGTCTATATCCTCTTAGTGCTTTTTCATTTGGCAAAAAATCAACAAAATCAAATTGTCTTTGTATCATATTGTCCATAACACCATCCATAGCGAGAGTATTACACCTATACCATTCAGATATAAGTTTTTTAGTAAAAGATATTGTATTCACTCCGTCTTGTAACGAACAAAGTAAGTTTTGTCTATAAGAATAACATTGTGTGTCCCATGTATTAAAATAATCACACTCGCCCAATATTGGATCATAAAAATCACTCAATTCAGATATAAAATCTTGTTTAGTATGTATAGACCATAAATCAGTTTCTTTTATAAATAAATTAAAAGATTCATATAAATTGTATTTTACGAGTTTTATAAATTCCTGAACAACGCGATGTCTAAAATAATTTATACCTCTTTCAACACCCTCATAACTTCTGTATATATCATTTTTCTTAATAATATCATTAAAGTATCTTTCTTTTATTGTTCTTTTTTCTTTTCTCATTTCTTTTTCTTTTTAAATGTTTCATCAATCAATTGGATATTTTTCTTTGCTATCCAATCAAAGTCGTTACGATGAAAGTATCTGTTCTCATCGTATCTTTTTAAGGTTGCTTTTAAATTTGCTTTTTTCATTGTATGTTATTTAATGTTTCCATATGACAATACTAAACATTGCACATGACATTTCCAAATAAAATAACCAAAAAGTTTAATCTACCTCTGTAAATTATTTTACAAAGTAACTGCCATGAGGTACTGATCGAGTCAATAAATATTGAACACTATAACGACTTCCGTCAATTGCATGGTTAAAGTTATCTTGTGGAATAGCACCAGAAAGTTTCCAACAATAGTTATTAAATTCACGAATTAAATTGATACTTGAATTGTCAATGACTATTTGATAATCTTGCATTAAACTGATTCCTGTGAGTATGCTTCCTTTCTTTTTTATTGTCGGCACAATACTCAATCCCTTGACCTTGAGTTCAGTCAAAAGTCTCGGCTCGCTATTGTCGGCTACGATTAAATTCTTACCTGCATATCTAATACATAAATCAAATATCTGACTTGTAGTTAATCCTGTCTTGTAAAAGTGTTCTTTTAACCAAATGATCTTTCTTGTTTTATCTATTGCAACTTCTACTAATGCTGATGGGTCTACACTAAAACCAAAGTCTAATCCAAATATTGAATCTATATCATTATTGAATTTACCAATATTCCAATGAGTAAATATAACACCCTCTGCTCTCTGTAACCAACCACCCATAATTTGATGCTTATATTTCTCAGGTCTTCTAACTTTCATATCTTCTATTTGAGCTACAAACGATTTTGATAAATGCTCTAAGTTATCTAAATATGTAGTATGAATATAAGTTATGTCATTTTTGTTGCCATTAAATCCATCAGGAATACCTCTATTCTGAAAGAATCGTTGATATATCCAATTCTCTTTTGTTGTAGGGTTTAGAATTAATATACATCTGTTCGGCACTTCCCTTGCTCTGATACTAAAATCTATTTTATCAAAACTTTCTTCATCCGTTAATTCCTCTGCTTCATCTAACACAAATGTAGATACCCCTTGAATTGATTTTAGCTTTGCAGTCTGATCTCCACTACTTGTTCTGATACCAGAAAAGTATATTGAACTGCCTGTTAAATTGTTTATTATTTCTGTTTTAGTTATAGTGAATTGTTCAGCAATACCCATTAACTCAAGCTTCTCAATGAATTCAGGTATAATAGACATACCTGCTGAAGTCATTGTAAAACGAGTGAATAGTATTCTATGTCCTTTTTCAAAGGTTAGTAGTACTAGAAAGGTATTGACTGCAAAGGACTTTCCACTTCCTCTACCACCTGTAACGACAAAATATCTATTCTTTGAATTGAATAGAGCTTGATACTTTTTATTTAGATTTAGATTCCTCATCTATTTCTGCTTCAATATCAATAGTATCTTCTTTTTTATCTAAGAAATTAATAACAGGAATATTTACTTCTGTTTTAATATCCATTTCTTTTCTTTCTTTTGGTTTGCCATATTTATACTCCCAAAGTAATCTCATGTGAGGGAAACTTTCCTTTGACATCTTGGCAAGTTCTAACCATGCTTTCTCTTCGCTTCCAAATACTTTTTTCATACTTTGTAATGCAAAACTACTTAACTTCTTTTCAGTCGCTTTAGGTTTTCTTCCTTGCCCTCTTGAGATGCCTTTGACTGCACCATTGTTTCTACGACCATCAGGTTTCTTTTTCTTATCTTCTAATTCTTCCATTGATTTTTACTTATTAATTGTGATATAATTGAATAGTTACCTAAGTCCTGAAACGTATCAACTAAAGATTCATTATTAGCTTTTCGATTCTTAATGATTAGGTTTTTCCAACGACTTATCTTGTCATTCATTCTAAACCATAATCCAGATAACGCAAACTTTTTACCCTCATCTGTGTTTAGATCAGCTCCTGTGCTTATATTACTTATGCCATAATCTAATTGTTTTTTGGCAAACAACTCAAATTGCTCTAGCATAATAGATTCATAATTCTTGTATAAATTAGGAGATTCTTTTTGTAATAACTTTCTATATGTATTTTTCATACTTTAACTTATATATTAATATTTCAATGTCTTGAATTTCTTTTAACAATCTTGTCATGTCTTGAGTGTTGATCCTTTCTCTATTATGTAGTTTTCTTCCACTATCATATGACCCATTAATAATAACGAATTGACATAAAGCATTTTTATAATTAGTATAATACTCAATACTTTCAATCTCTATATTCAAGAACTCGAAGCGATGACTTGTACTCATTAATTGCTCTTAATATTCCACTACAACATTCATATTCCTCTTGATCCTCATAATGTTGTAATATTATAACCACATCGGTTAGTGTTGTTGAGTGTGTCTGCAAACATAACAAGGTGTCCTCATAACAAGCATCTTTGTCTAAATATACCATTTCTCATAAAGTTTCTCTAACTAAGTAATCATTTAGGTCG